ACCATACCAAATCATGGATTAATTGCTGGAACAAATACAATTGGTATATCAACAGAATCATTGGTATTAAGTTGTTCAAGAGATAATTATAAGACTGATCATGGTTATCCAAGAACTACTGATCCTGCACATAACGCTAATTTGGCGATAGGTTCTACTTCAATTAATACTCTTACAGTTAACGTAGGTCCTGGTGGTGGATCTGGATCAGGTGCAAGTGTAACAGCAACAGTTGGACTTGGTGGAACTTTAGCATTTACAATTGGTGCTGGCGGTACAGGTTACATAAACCCAATAGTTGCTATTCCACAACCATCATATGACAATTTACCTATAACAGGTATTTCAAGATTAGGTGTTGGAGCAACTACAGACACTGGTTCTGGTCAACTTATGACAATTGATGTAGGTGCATCTGAATTAACAGTAGGTATAGGAACTACATTATCAACTGTAAAATCGTTTAGTATTGCTAGAGAAGGTCATTCATTTAAGATTGGTGATAAGTTTAAACCTGTAGGATTAGTTACTGCAAGAGGAGTAACATCAATGACTGACGTTGAATTTACAGTTCTTGATACGTTCTCTGATAAATTTACCGCATGGAATTTTGGTGAATTTGACTTTATTGATTCGATTAAAGATTTACAGAATGGAGTTAGAACAAGATTCCCATTAAGATATAATGGTCAACTTGTATCATTTGAAAAAGATCCAACCGATGCTGACTCTGCATTAATTGATCTTGATGCTCTACTTCTAATATTCATAGATGGTGTGATACAAAATCCTGGTGAGGCATACAACTTTGAGGGTGGTGGAACAACGTTCACATTTACATCTCCACCATCACCTAATGATGAGATTTCAATATTCTTCTATCGTGGAACAAGCGGTGAAGATAGTAGTTCTGTCGAAGTAAAAGAAACTGTGAAAAAAGGTGATTTACTTCAAGTTTCAAATATCGGAATTACTACAGCACAAACAACAAGAACAATCGCTGGTATTACAACATCAGATACAGTTCAAACAAACGTATACTCTGGACTTGGTATAGATGAAAATAACTTTAAACCTGTTAATTGGACAAAACAAAAAGTTGATAAGATTATTAACGGTGAAGTTGTTTATAAATCAAGAAATTCAATCGAAGGTTTAGTTTACCCATCGGCAAAAATAATTAAAGACATTACAACCTCCGATAATGAAATTTACGTGGACAATGCACAATTCTTTAATTATGAGGAAAATGAATCCACGATTAACATAGTTGATCAAGTATCTGGATTAATTATTCCATCTGTAGATCCAGTTGCTGCTGGTATAACAGCGATCATTGCTGCTAATGGCACATTATCTCAACTTGTAATTAATGAAGGTGGAAGTGGATATGTAGGATCATCTGCCACAATATCAATCGCTCCTCCTGTTGGAGTAGGAACAACTGCTACTGCTACAGTTACTGTAACTAATGGTGTCATAACTGGAACAACAATCACTAACGCTGGAGGTGGATATTCAGTTTCTAGTCCTCCAGTGGTTCTCGCATCATTCCCTAGATTTTCTAATGAAGTTGTTTCTTCAATTGATACTGTTGCAGGATTTTCTGGTATTGTAACTGGTATTACTACAACCACTGTAGGAGTATCAACACTAGGATTGAAGTTCTTCTTGAACAAACCTGTATCTGACTGGACAGGTCTTTCTGCTGGTGATCCGATATATATCTATGATACTACAATCGGTGCAGGTGTAACATCACTTGCTACCAGTGGTGCTGATGGTGATGTTGTCGGAATAGGAATTTCCTTCTTCGATAATATATACCATATACAATCTATAACCTCATCAGGAACTAATGCTGAAATAATTACAAACATTCATTCAAATGCTGGATCGAGTGTAAGTGGTATTTCATCTCTTGGTTCAGTTGAAATGGGTAAATTCTCATGGGGTAAATTATCTACCGTGACTAGATCATCAACACCTATATCAATAGGTGTAACTGGACTTACTGTTGGACTAGCAACAGCGTCTGGAATATCCACATTCCCAACCATCCAAAGACGCAATTATGGATTCAATGATAGCGGTGCGTTAAAAGCGGATCTTGGGTAGTATAAATATAGAAAAAAGCTGATCATAATGGCTGCAATTGTAACAGATCAATTTAGAATATTAAACGCAAGTAACTTTGTGGAGTCTGTTGAGAACTCCTCAAACTCTTACTATGTCTTTGCGAGTTTACCAAATCCTGCTCCATCAACCATTGGTTTTGGAAGAACTGGAACAGATGTCGCAAACTATAATTCTAATGTAATACCACCAGTAGATAGTATCAATAATACTAATCATGTTTCAGATACAATGTTATTTGGAAGAAGAATAGGAGATGCTAACGTAAGAAGACTGATAAAGAAAAGAACTTGGACATCAGGTACAACATATGAGATGTATCGACATGATTATACAATAAACTCAAAATCACCACTAACTGATTCATCAAGACTATATGATGCAAATTATTTTGTGATGAATAAAGACTTTAACGTCTATATTTGCATTGACAATGGATCATCAGGAATCAATACAAATGGAAATGCATCAAAAGATGAACCACTATTTACTGACGTAGAACCAAGTAAAGCGGGAGAAAGTGGAGATGGTTACATATGGAAGTATCTATTTTCAGTATCTCCAAATGATATAATCAAATTTGATTCAACTGATTTCATTGCAGCACCTAATAATTGGTCAGCATCTACGGATGCTCAAATAACTGCAGTTAGAGATAATGGAAACTCGCTTGTAAATAATAATCAAATTAAAAAAGTTTATATTGATAAGCAAGGATTGGGTTATTCACCAAACATAAGTGGTTTAGAAGTCAATATTTTAGGTGACGGTACTGGTGGAAAGGTAGTTGTAGACACAAATAATCTAGGAAAAATTACTAGTGCGACTGTTTCTGCTGGTGGACAAGGTTATTCTTATGGAATGGTTGATTTAGGAACAATAAACGCTGGAGTAACTACCACTAATGCTGCAAAATTAATACCAATTATTCCTCCATCTAATGGACATGGATATGATTTGTATAAAGAATTAGGTGCAGATAAGGTTTTAGTATATGCCAGATTTGATGATTCCACTAAAGATTTTCCAATTGATACTAAATTTGCACAAATTGGTATTATCAAAAATCCAAATCAAGCAGGATCATCCACTACAGTATTCACAGAAGCTAAATTTTCATCTTTGTCAGGTATAAAGTTTAGTAGTGTGTCTGGAACTTTACCAACTGCTGGTAATATTATAAGACAAACAGTTTCAAATACTAATACTGCTAAAGGATATGTTGCATCTTATGATGCTGAAACAAAAGTTTTAAAATATTTCCAAGACAGATCACTATTTTTTAATGGTGATACAGATGATCAAACTGACTTTGTTGGTGTTTCTACCAGTTCAAAAATAGAAGCATTTGAATCATCGGCTAATCCTGTCACAACCTTACAAGGTTTTACTGGAACTGTTGATACTACATTTACTGATAGTAAAGTAAATCCAACAGGAACAAAGGTGATTAGTTTAGATACTGAATTCACATCAGGTCTCTCTATTCCAGAGATAAATAAAGGGACAGGTGATATAATCTATCTTGATAATAGACCTTTAATTTCCCGAAACGCAAGGCAGAAGGAAGACATCAAAGTTATATTGGAATTTTAAGAAATGCCACAGAAAACTAATTTAAACATAAGTCCATATTACGATGACTTTGATAAGAATGATAATTTTTATAAAGTCTTATTCAAACCAGGATTCCCTGTACAAGCAAGAGAATTAACATCTCTTCAATCAATTTTACAGAATCAGGTTGAATCTTTTGGATCTCACATGTTTAAAGAGGGATCTATGGTGATACCTGGTGGTATTACATTTGATGATGAATATTATTCAATTAAATTAAATTCAGAGCATTTAGGAATTCCAGTATCATTATACATTGATCAATTAGTTGGATTAAGATTAACAGGACAAAATTCTGGTGTAAAAATTGTTGTAGATAAGTATTTGCAACCATCAGATTCTACAGAAATAGATGATACTACAATATTTGTAAAATATGTATCTTCGGGAGAGAATAATGATGGTAGTGGATTAATTGATGGAGAGGCACTTCTTACCGATAGTGTATTTTCATATGGTAATACAGTTTTTAATGAAGGTGATAGTGTTTTAACATTAATATCAGAAGGTGCAAGTGCAGTGGGTTCTGCTGCTGCAATTTCTGACGGTGTTTATTTTATAAGAGGAACTTTTGTTGATGTTACTGCAGATAAAATTGTCCTTGATCCATATACAAATACTCCATCATACCGTGTTGGTTTAAGTATTCAGGAAGAATTGATTAGTGCAAAAGATGATGATTCTTTATATGATAATGCAAGAGGATTTACAAACTTTGCTGCACCAGGTTCTGATAGATTAAAGATAGGACTTGTTCTTGTTAAAAAATCCATATCAGATACTAGTGATAAAACTTTTGTAGAACTTTTAAGATTAGATGAAGGTGAGATTAAGGTTTTAAATAATAAACCACAATATAACTTAATTCGTGATTACTTTGCAAAAAGAACATTTGAAGAGTCAGGAAACTATTCTGTAGAAGGATTTAAGGTACAAGTTGCAAACTCATTAAATGATGGTATATCAAATGAGGGTGTATTTACTTCAAGTCAGACAACTGATCAAGGTAATACTCCAACAGATGATATAATGGCAGTTAAAGTGTCATCAGGAAAGGCATATGTAAGAGGGTATGATATTGATAAAGGAGTAACAACTATACTTGATGTAGGAAAACCAAGAGATAAAGAGAAAGTAGAATCATCTTTAATTCCATTAGCATTAGGAAATAAAATCAAAGTTAATAATGCACAGGGAACTCCATTCATAGGTATTAATAATAATCATACAATTCAACTATCAAATTCAAGATTAGGTTCTGGAACAATTACTAGTGCTCCAGGCACTGTAATTGGAGAGGCAAGAGTATATTCATTTAGTTTAAGTGATGCAGCTTATAAAAACGATGCATCAACATGGGACTTGTATCTATTTGATGTTCAGACTTATACACAAATAACAACTAATTTAGTGCTATCTGATGCAGAACTACCTGC